TCCATATGTCGGTAGTGACTTATTCATGAGAATTATCAAGTTCTGTCATCATAAGTTTGAGTGGTTTCCCACTGGATTAGCATTAAAGGCTTTTAACCTTTTAATACAACCAGGGTACATCCTCGTTCCTAATGAATTCAAGAATGATTCCATGAAAAGTCATATTGTTAAAATCAATGGAGTAGAAGTAAAGTTCTATTACATAGAGAAAAAAAGATCTTGGTTAATGGGAGATCCCCTAACCAAAATCCTTCTGACTTTTGCTTAACAGGTTGCTTCAAATCTTACGAACCTTAGATTTCCTTATCAATTCAAGGTTTCTTCATCTGTGGGAGACGATCATATATCGCTCTCAAATGATGTTGAAATCCTTTAGGGATAGGTCTAATCTTTGAGGGATTTAGATTTTAAGATCTCAGAGTTAGATACATTTATATCTTAATATATAATGTACTACTGTGAAGAGTGCGCCTTAGTACCCTAAGCGCTCTAGAATTTATTACAAATTTCTATGAGACGCTAGGCTGCTCGTACGCCTGGAAAATCTTTCCTAATATACATAGATACACCAAGAATAAAGTTGATGTTGGATAATCCAACAACCTAACTTAAGTCTGATGATTTATGGATTGGAAAATTTAATTTGATGGGAAAAGAAGCTACTTGGACTTATCGTAATAATCGGTCTCTTTACGAGCCATTTGATATTGCGTAAATTCTAATGTGCCTAACTCTTCCCCATCATTAAACTAATCTACTCCCATTCGGACCTTCCGAATTGGGATGTGATGGACTTTTTTGTCCTGACATTTAGTTCCTTTATACACTCCATCAAAATTGTATGAGAGATGATAAAGATGGCTAATTGCGACTTTCCACTTACAGTTGGAGAGTCGACAAGGTTCTAGGTGGTGGAACACTTCCGCGTTTCATCCGCTCTTAGAAACCTGTTCAAGGTATTAAGTCTTATTAAATGTATATTGATAACCCAGAGAAAATCTTGGGTATCATTAAACAAGTCGATTCTATTCGGCCCCTTATTGTCAGTATTGACGATAATGGAGAAGATTTGAGAGAAAACAATCGTGTTTTACTCGCATCTCTTAATACTGGCTTCCTTTTGTCTCCTGCGAAGATTTGCACTCATTTTTTGAAG